TCATAGTTGCTTTCGTAGTAATCTCTCCAATCTTCGCATTTGTTTATTACCCAGCCTTCGATGGTTTCTCCCATCATCAGTGGGTCTGGACTATACAATTCACTCACCTTAGTACCCCGCTACAATGTCTAAAATTTCTGGCTCTTCGAACTCTAGTTCAGCGATCCCATACGGGACGTTAGCAAGCTGATCTATGTACGCTAACGCATCAACTAAGTCATCGTGCGTCAACGGATCAGGGAATTGAAACAACTGATCTAGGAACCTTGCGTTCCAGTCACCTTTGTTTATGCTCACAATTCCGTTCTCAAAGCGCCCTTGCAGCGCCCACATGACCCTATCGGTTTTTTTCTTGTTACCGTGGGTAAGCTCTTCTACTCTGAAGAACTGTGCGTACTTCTTTTGCAAATCCATAAGCGGCGACATAACCGCTTGCTTTGCAATTCCTCTTTCAATACCAACAGAGACAGGACGATAGTCACGAACGGCTTGAAAGATTTTAACGGCTGTTTCGTCCAAAGACCATCTTCCGTGTATAATGTTATCAATGTACCAATCACCGTTATCACCTACCTTGACGATAGCCATCGCTGTTTCGTCTAGCTTAGTGTTCTTCGTGCGTTTCTTCCCGACCTCTTCAAAACCTGCTAAGTCAATTGCGATGTAGTAGTCACCAACTTCCGGCTCAGAACCGTACTTGATCCACTGTTCCTTGAACATTTCGGAACCAGTGGCTTCGAAGGACGCCATGAACTCCTGCCTGAACGCATAGCTCGACATCGACTTCTTAGCAATATCAATCTCGCTTGGATCAAGTAGAGGGTTATCGTAAGACGTAAAATGCCAGCCCTTATACGTTTCATCATCAGACATCTCCGCGTACTTGTACAGTTCGTAGAAGTGGTTACGTCCCATAGGTGTTCCTATGAACAACGCGTGACCTTTCTGGTCTGCTAGTGCTGGACGTAGGATTTGCTCCCAGACATCTGGTTTCATATCCGCATACTCGTCCATCACGAGAAACTTCAAGGACACACCACGCATAGTCTCGGGCCTATCGGCTCCCTTCAGACTAATTGTAGCCCCGTTGACCAGCTTGATTTGCAGGTTGTTAATGTGCGATCCCGCAATAACAGGGTGTCCTAGCTCTAGCAGAGTCTGCCACATAATGTCACGGGCTTGTCCCTGCGTAGGCGCAACGTAAAAAACATGACCGCGTTCGGCTTGCAACGCATTAATAATGAGCAGCCACGCAGCGAGTCGTGACTTTCCTGTTCGTCTTCCGGCAGCTACTACTTTAAAACGAGTAGTGTCACTGTACACTTCCTGCTGCCAAGGAAGCAGTTCAACATTAAGATCCATTAAAGTTTACAAATGTTGCTGGTTGCTCTAACAGATCAAAAGTTACTACTACTTCTATGTTACCTGCTGATCCTGATGATGCTTTAATTACGTCACCTTCCTGCAAAACAAATACAGCGTTGCCGTCAATTAACAAGTACTCTTTAGATGACACATTAGTGCCGTTAAGGATATACACATCAGGGTCTGGAGTCTTGTCAACAAACAAAGTAATGTCATTTGTGGAATTGTGTAGGTTACTTATAAACGCCATGTTCCAGTGCGCCACAAACCCGCTAGGTATCGTAACAATAGTTTGTGTTGAAGTGTCTGTGAGATTTACATTTTTGGTATATAGCATCAGTAAGTCCAGATAACGGGAGAACTTTCCCGTATGTCTACGTGAATAAACGAAGGATCAACGCCAATACCTGTGAATCCTAACTCCAGTGCTTCTTTTACCAATCTAAACCGCTTGTTGCTGCTAACAACCCGTATGTCTGCTGCAATTCCGTTAGCGTGAGTACCGGGAATGTCCTTAGCAGCCTCAATTGGGTGACTAGGATCGCGGTAGCCGCTGGTAATAACAAATGCAAACCCACAATTATGCCTGAGTTGGTCTAATTTTTCAAGAAACTGCGGTTTCATTTCGTTATTGCCGGTAAACGTACAGTCAAATTCAGACAACTCAAAGTATTTCACCGGAATCTCCGTCTATAACACTGCCACTGCTAACGTCAGCACTGCCGACACCCGTAATGTTAATCTGGATTGCGCTTCTACCGCCGTCTTTAACGACATCTTTTTCAAACAACGCAGTTGGAGCAACACGATCCATCACTAACTTCCACGCTGCTGCTTGGTTTTTGTGGTCATCGTCCAAGGCAGCGTTAAAAATTGCTTCAAGAACTTTCGCAGACTTTGGACTAGCTAACATCCGCGCCTTGTATTCGTTCATGATGGCTGCATCGCCTTTTGGACGACCACGAACAGCCCTGTTTCCTTTCTTAACAGCCGCAACTTCAGCCTTTTTGGGACGACCCCGACCCCGACTAGGAGTATCAGTCATAACAATCCTTTGCGTTATCTTTAAAGTATCTTTAAAGGCACGGTTAAGTTACAGTTCAGCAGTTCAGTTCTGGTTGGATTCGGTTCTGCAGTTCAGTGCCTGTTCAGCTAAGTCCAGAAATATTAAAAATATAATTATATTAATAACAGCGGTGTAACTGAACTGCTTAACCGGGCCTTAACCAGCGCGATACAGATTCTATACTCTTTAAATGCTTATCTATACAGTATATTATAGCATACTTTTGAGCATTTGTCAAGAACTATTTAGTTATCTGTGCATTATTACCAATCTATACTGACCCTATACGGTTCCTTTTTCGTTATTCGAAACAGCGCAATACAGATTCTGTTAAGTCTTTGAACTATTTAGTTTATTTTGTTACTATTCACACTGTTATTTTGTTTCTATTTTGACTCTTTTTTGTATCTGTGCAGCAACAGTACAGTACAGCGCAGTCGTTCCCCCTCCCCCGTCCCCTTTGCGTAATGCGAATCATTCTCAATAGCGTTTGCAGATGCAAATGAGAATCATTATCATTACGATTTAGATTCTCAGGTGTGTGAGTCTGTGGAGTACCTATTAGGCGCACTGTTCCACGTAGAACAATTGAGACTTTATCCACAGCTTATCCACAGCCCTGAATAGTTATCCACAATAGGCTGTAAGGCTCTCAATGGCGCTGTACGGGATTCTAGCAGTACCCTATATCGCGCTATTCGGAAGTTTAAAAGCCGGTACAGCGCGATACAGATCGTTCTAGGCATAAATAACTAAACGCTATAAGCTTATTCTATATCATAAAGTTATTAAAACCGCGCGTGCTTATAACCAAAAAGTGTTACCGTGTTACCTTGGGTGTTACCTCGAAGTGTTACCTTGGGTAACAACGTAACACTTATTAGCCTGTATGTTTATACAGTATCAGATTGTAAGTATATGATTTGCAAAGGGTTTTTATTGTTGGCATGCAACGTGCATGTTTTTGGGTGTCATTTATGCGCGAGTAGGTGACGGGCATTAGCCGCTACGTAAGTCGTCCACCGGACGTTGTAATCAGAAAGCGCATGTGGGGAAACAAGCGCCCCATAATTGACGCGGAGCAATCCCGCCATTTAGCCAGATATCCGCGCAAGTGTTTTTGCGTAGGCATTCCAAGAGATTGTATCCCTACACTGTTACGCGACTGCCGGAGACCGTAACAGCGAATAGCCGCGAGGCTACAAGTAGAGGGTAACAACGGGGAATGTTGAAACAATTTCACCGCGTAGAAGTAGGCAAAAAACAGAATTGCTTAGATATTGTAAGCGCCGCAAATTCGGCCCTATATTGAAACTATTAGCGTCGCGCATATTGTCGCGAAGTGCTTTAGTGCGTACTTGTCACGTATGTTAGGCGCAAGCCGAGACTCCGCAAGTAACAGGCAAAGCCGCGAGGCTATAGCCAAAAATTAAAATTTATTAGTGCATACCATTCTGACGCGGTAGGTTTTCCGCGTCTTTATAGTGTGCATTTTGCATGCTTTTATAATTGTTATAACCGGAGAATTTATCATGTCTATACAATTAACTACCGATCAAATCGCTATCAATGTTGAAGCTTTAACTACTGCTAACAAAATTGCCCGTACCGTGTCGGCAATGATCAAAAATGACTACATGTTGTTTTGTAATGGCAACGCAGAAGCCGAAGCCGCCATTGTGGAATTCTGGAATGCTTGCGAAGAAAACGGACTGCTAGCAAAAGTTCGCACCCAATTGTCTGCGGCGTCAAAGGAAGTCCATAAAGACCTTGGAATCAATGTAGGCATAGGCGCAAAAGTTTCAGATGGCAAAATTGTGCTAGCAAGTACGCGCAATAAAGCTTCAAAAAATCCGTTGATCGAAAAAGCAAAAGAGCTTGCGGCTGAAATGTCGGAAGAGAATCAGCGAAAACTAGCGGCGTTGTTGGATGAAGCCGCGCAGACCTTATAATTCTTATAACAGGAGACTTAAAATGAAATATTTTATTGAGGACTTATTTTCTGAAATCAAAGAATTAAACCCACGCTATCCTGATGTTTTTGAGAAAGAGGCGCACCGCTTTGATGACGGTGGTAGTTTTATTTTGAAGTTCGCGGTTGACTACGAATGTGAAATCAGCAAAGAACAGCGGCAAGCAATATATGACACGGTGGATCGCTGGTTTGGTGGTTCGTGTGGGCATGATTTCGATTGTTGCGGCTGTGGGTTTCTAAGTAGGCAAAGCGTTGTTGTTTCACGCGGCGATGTTTACTTGTACGTTGGATTCGGTCGAAACGTATAATTCTTATAACAGGAGAGTGTAAATGCGAGAACCGAATGTTAAAAAAGCAATGCAAAACAAATACGGACAGCGTCTAAAGGAATGGACGTTATCAAAAGGCTACCATACAAAATTGCAGGACGGTGATACTGGCATGATGGTTTGGTATCATACTGACGGCGGTATAACTGGCAGGATGTGGCTTGAAACAATCTACGCATGGGAAGACGGCGACACTGCTTACATGTTTGACCCTGATAGGAGGTAAGGTGTGATTATTATACTGATCACGTTTGTTGTTGGGGTTTACATTTTGTTTAACATGGAGGATTTCTAATGAAACGTAAAACAGGTGAACAATTACTGCGGGACTTTGCCGCAGAGGATGCGCGAGACATGCGGCGTTATGCGCGAAAGGACAGCAGTTACGATAGGACTATGGAAGCGTACTACCGTGGACGCTATAATGGTTACAAGCAAGCACTTGATATTATTGACAGCAAATGTTTATGGAGGGACGTATGAAACTATCACAAGCTCGTGAAGCTGTGGGCGGTCTGTCCTCAACTTCCAAGATGCCTTGCAAGTCTTACAATCTACCGGCGCAGGAATGCAGGGTAGGCAGTAAGCTACGCAAGAAGAAGGGCACAGTGTGCAGCAATTGCTACGCGCTCAAGGGTAGATACCTTTTCCCTAACGTGAAGAACGCACTGTACCGTAGGCTGGATACCATCCGATCAAAAGACTGGGTGAATAACATGGTGACTGCGCTTAACTCACCAGAGTATTTCAGGTGGCACGACTCCGGCGACATTCAGGATGCCGCGCACCTTGACAATATTGTGGAGGTTGCAAAGCGCA